ATCGCCGAGCTTGTGGCCAAGAATGCCGACTAACGCGCCGACGAAAGAGGCACGATTCGCCGCCAAGATTGCCACCGACCCATTATTTTTTCAAAGAGAAATACTTGGCGGTGGGGCCCTTTGGCATCGGCAGGAAGAAATTTTTAAGGCGGTCAAAGACCATCGGCGCGTCGCCATCAAGGCCGGGTATAACCTTGGGAAAACTTATTCCATCGCCCGCCTTGCTCTCTGGTTCCTCTATTCAAAGCCCCATTCCATCGTCATCACGACCGCATCGACCAACCGACAGGTAAAAACCCTTCTTTGGGGCGAAATCAGAAAGGCCCACCGTTACGCCCGCGTCCCGCTCGGTGGCCAGCTGGACATGACAAGCCTAAAAATAGACGAAGACTGGTACGCCCTTGGGTTCAGCACGGATGAACCGACGAACGTCCAGGGGTTCCACGCCAAGCGGGCCATGGTCATCATCGACGAGGCCTCGGGCGTCGCGCCGGACATCGTGGAGAGCCTGGAAGGTGCCATTTCCGGTGAGGATTGCCGAATGGTGATGGTTGGCAACCCGCTCACCCCTACGGGCGCATTTTACGACGCCTTTAAGAGCCCCGCGTGGCACAAAATCACAATCTCATGCCTCGAACACCCTAACGTAACGAGCGGGAAAGAGGTCATTGCCGGAATGGTAACGCGTGAATGGGTTGAGGACAAGGCCCGGAGGTGGGGTAAAGATTCGCCCCTTTACGTGTCCCGCGTGATGGGAGAGTTCCCGGAAGGCGCGGGGGATTCACTCATCCAAATAGCGTGGGTGGACAGAGCGAAAACGAACGTCCTGGAAGTCCCGCACGATGCGAAGATCGAAGCGGGTCTGGACGTCGCCGACGGTGGCGGTGACGAATCCGTGTTTACCGTCAAACGCGGCGGGAAGGTTTTGACCCAGGTGTGGTGGTCAAACGTTGACACCATGGGTACTTGCGGGCGCGTCGTCCAGCTTTGCAACGAATGGAAGGTTGACGTCCTCAAGGTTGACCCGATTGGGATCGGTGCCGGGGTGACGTCACGGCTCAAAGAGTTAAACGGGGAAGGGATTATCAAGGCGGACGTCTACGGCGTCAACGTCGCCGAAAAATCGAATGACCCGTTCAAGTTTGAAAACAAGCGGGACGAGATTTTCTACGGGTTGGCCGACAGGTTCAAGGACAACGAAATAGACCTTTCCGCCATCCAAGACAGTGAGGAGCTTTTTAGCCAGCTTGTCTCCATAAAGAAAGACAAGCCGACCAGCAAGGGACAACTGAAGGTCGCCAAAAAAGACCATTCCAACAGCCCGGACAGGGCTGATTCACTTGCTTTGGCTTTTGCGACGGTAACAGACGAGAACATAGGGGTCTACATTGACCAAAACTAAAGAATCAAATCAGTTTGTAAAGAAAGAATTTCCCGTCCAGAAGCTCGAAATTGAGGCGGGGGCCTACAGCGACACACTTGGCGTCGAACACCCGGAGCCGTTCGCCGATCTTATTGATGCGTTTGGCCTTCATACGTGGGTCTATTCTTGCGCGAACCTGATCGCCAACGCTTTCTCCATGATCGAATTTATCCCTTACCTTCCGAAGTCCGAAGGGGCCTGGGAGATCAACGAAAAACACCCGTTCCGTAAACTCCTCAACAGACCAAACCCGTCAATGTCCGGCATGGAGTTAAAGCGGCTGGTATCGTTGTCGTCCAAACTGACTGGGAACGCCTTCATCATTTGCGATCCGGCTGGGTCAAGAACGCCAACGGAGATTTGGCCTCTCCAACCCCACAAGGTGACAGTCAAGCCGGACGCCAAAAATCTCATCGCTGGTTACGTCTACAACGTCAACGGGCACACTAAGTCTTTCCCAGTTGAGCAGGTCATACACGTTCGTGAGGCGACGCCGACGAATCTTCAGTACGGTCAAGGGAGCCTTACGGCGGTGAAAAATGCTGTCACCGCTGACATGTTGGCCGATGGGTGGAACCGCTATTTCTTCGGAAACAACGGGAGACCGGACGCCATTCTACAGTCCGACGCCCCCATTTCTCCCGAGGCCCAAAAGAAGGTGGCAGAAGCGTGGAAGAAGTCGTACGGAGGCCCGAAAAACCGTGGAAAGGTGGCGATCCTTTCCGGGATGAAATACCAGGAGATCAACCGACTCCACAAGGATATGGATTTTGTAAACCTCCGCAAAATGTTGAGGGAAGAGATTTTGGCCGCGTTTGGTGTTCCTCAATCGATGGTCGGGATTCTTGACCAGGCCAACTATTCCAACATGAAGGAACAGACGAAAACGTTCTGGACTCAAACGATGATCCCGGAAATCCGCAAATTCGAGTCCGTCTTAACACTCCGGGCCGCGCAGATAACAGGGGACGACAAAACCATCATCCAGGCCGACCTTTCGACAGTTGAGGCGTTACGAGCGGAAGAGCAGGCGCGGGCGTCTGTGGCACAGACCTACGTGAACATTGGAATCCCGCTTGACCAGGTTATCAAGGCCCTTGACCTCCCGTTCGATGCCTCAAAGATCGAACCGAAAGAGAAGCCAAAGCCGGAGCCGGGGCCAACGGACGAAGAAGCGGACAGCCAGACCGACGACGAGGACGAAACAAAGGACGGCGAAGAGGGAAAGAAGGCCATGGGCACAAACCAGGACTTGGACATGGTATGGAAGAGGTTTGACCGCGCACTTGTACCACACGAACAGGCGTTTACCGGTGTTTTGCGATCCTATTTCCGGGCGCAGAAAAAGCGCGTCCTTGATAAATTCGACGACATGGCAGAGAAACTTGTGCCGAAGGATGGGAAGTCTGTCAAATCGCCAGAGGATATGGCTGGTTCATTCTTCAACTTTGAGAAAGAGCGGGACTTATTTGGACGGGTTGTTGATCGAAAAATCAGGAAGGCCTACTTTGATTTTGCGGTTGACATGGCTAACCGTTTGACCCCCGGCATTTCATTCTCCGTCGACGAGCGGGCGGCAGGACAATGGATTGCCAGCAAGGTCTTAAAGCTCCAACAGGACGTGACAAGGTTCACCCAAGAACAGCTGACGGACGCGGTGGTTGAGAGCATCCGGGACGCGGTATCTACCGGGCTCTCCCAGTCCGAAACGATTGACCAGATCCGTGAGCGGATTTTGGAGACATACGATTTCGCGGTTGAGTCCCGGGCGGAGCGCATCGCGCGGACGGAAACGGTCGGTGCGGCAAACGCCGGGGCTATGCAAGCGATCAAGGAATCGTCCGCGCCATACAAAACGTGGGTGACGAGCCGGGACGACAGAGTGCGGGACGTCCATGCCTTCATGGATGGAAAGACGATTAAAAAAGACGAGTCTTTCGTAACGCCGGACGGTGAGACTCTCATGTTCCCGGGAGACCCGAACGGCGGGCCGGGTGCGATCATTAATTGTCGTTGCAACGTTGTGGCGACGTTCGATGATTAAGGAAACGTTCGCCATTTATTTAATCCGGTTTGCAAAAGCCATCGCGCCCGGGGCGTTGGCCAAAGAGGTCACGGCGTCGGCCAACAGCGTGGCGGTAACAGCGACAATGGCATACCTGGACAAGATGGGGTTCGATCATTGTTGTCAGTGCGCCCAAACGCAAGGGCTTTTCAATATTTCAGGGCGGGCATATTGCCACCAGCACAGGCCGAAAACTATGGCGACGGCCTGGGCTATAAATTAGGAGGAAGCGAAAATGGAAAAGAAAGCAAAGCTCGCCTACGCCAAAAGCGTGGACGGCGAAAAAAAGACGGTCACGGCTCACGTCTCGACCTATGAATGGGATCGGACATTAGAGAAATTTGCGCCCGGAGCGTGGGATTTGGGGAACTACCAGAAGAACCCCGTAATCCTTTGGGCACATGACCAGAAGAGCCCACCTATCGGCCGGGCGATTGAAATCAAAGAGGACGCCAACGGATTGGTGGCCGTGGCCGAGTTTGACACGGAATCGGAGCGCGGGGCGGAGATATTTGGCCTATACGAACGCGGGTTCCTGAATGCGTTCTCGGTTGGGTTCATCCCTAAGAGCCACGTTCAAGAGCCAGTACCCGGGCAGAATCAAAAAGGGATCGTGTGGACGTCGGCGGAGTTGTTGGAGTTTTCGGCGGTGTCCGTGCCCGCGAATCCTGGGGCCGTTATCTCACGCGACGTGGCGGAAATGGCGATCAAATGCCTTGGGGACAAGGCCGTAACGAAGGGCGCGGACGGGGAAACTTTCCTGGTTGGTGTCCCGGAGCTTGAGAAAGAGGAAGTTGCCCCGGAACAGCGGCTTGAAAAGTCCCTGGAACAGTTGATTACACTGGCCAGAGTGGTTAAGGGCAAGCCGCTTGATACCTCGAAATTGTCTTTGGTAGGCACGGCGACGTCTTTGCTCAATGAAATCATCGTTGAGAACAACCAGGTATCGCCCGAGGACATTTCAAAATTGCACGGGGTTGTCAAAGAGTTGGCGTCTATCGTTGCCGATCTTAACCCGGATTCTGACGCATTCGTTAAGAAGACGGTGACGAACATCTCGAAGGCGTTGGGATACAAGTAAAGGTTTGCAGTGTCCGTCCGCCGGATAGCCCGGCGCGGGGTAACGCCCGCTACAGGACGCGGAAATAAAATGTCTAACCAGATGGATGAAGTCGTTAAGTCGGTCCGTGAGTTGGCCGACGCAGTTAAAAGTGTGAACGAAAAGAATCAAGCCCTCCCCGAAAAGATCATGGAAGGGATCAAAGACCTGGTTGCCAAGGCCCCGAACCCGACGCCTCGAAGCGTTGAGTTTTCTACCGAAACCAGCGTTGAAGAACGCAAAGAAGCCGAAATCTTGGCGTCGATGCCTAAAGAGTTGCGGGCGAAGACGGACGAAATGTTCTTGGCGTCCCAACTGCTGAAAACTCCAGTTCAAAACTTGAAAATGTGGGGCCAATGGTCTCGCCAGGCAAGGGAGTTCAAGAAAGCCTTGGACACCGCAACGGGTGCGCAGGGTGGCGACTGGGTGCCTACGAACTTTTCCAGCGAACTGTTTGATATGGTTCAGCTGGAAACACGAGTTCCGTCGTTGTTCAGAACAATCGTTATGCCGTCCAACCCATACAAATTGCCTGTGACCTTGGCGGCAATTAACACATACAAACAGCCGGAACAAACCGCCGACACTGGCCAAACGAAAATCCCAGTTGGCGACGGTTCCAACATTGGGAATAGCACGTTGACCGCTGTCGGACACGCCGCACGCGTGCTCGCATCGGCGGAAGTGGACGAGGATTCGATTGTTCCCATTCTGCCCTGGCTTGTGCGGATGATCTCTCGTGCGATTGCGGATGGCCGTGAGGACTTTATTCTTAACGGCGACAGTGCAGGAACGCATGAGGATAGCGACATCGGTGCCGGATCGACCGATCATCGCCGACGTGTTGCTCTCGGCTTACGGGCGGCCGCTAACGACGGCGGAGCAACCTACAAGCTGGACATGGCGACGTTCTCCCTTGCCAACATCCGCGCCTTGCGCGTGAAACTTGGGAAATACGGCGTCAACCCGTCCGATTGCGCCATCATCACCGGGCCCGTTGGCTATTCCAAACTTCTCGGGCTGACCGAAGTTGTCACCATGCAGAACTTTGGAAACGCGGCCACCGCGATCACCGGAAGCCTCGGCAACGTCGACGGTATGCCCGTGTTCGTGTCCGGATTCTGCCGTGAGGATCTGAACGCTTCCGGCGTGTATGACGGAGCGACCACCACTAAGACCGCCCTTTATATTGTTTATCGGCCGGGGTGGGTGCTTGGCGAACGGCGAAGCGCGAACTCGGTCAAGGTTCTTAATGAGTTGTATGCGGAATCCGACCAGGTTGCGTTGGTCACGAAAGAGCGAGTGACGTTCAAAGACATCTATCCGACGGCCAGCAATAAAACCATCGGGTTGGGTTACAACATCGCCTAATCATCGGCTAAGTTGTGGGGGGTGGGCATTGTGCCCACCTCCCACGGCTGGCCAAAGGTGGAGACAATGAAAAAACTAAAACATTTGGGAACAGGGTATCACGGGTTCGATGCAGTCGAAAATCAATTCGTGTTTGCAAAAAACGGGGACGAAGTTGAAGTTTCCGACGACAAAGCCGCGCAGTTGTTCGCCGACTTTGGGAAAGAATGGGTGGAGGTTGAGACGCCGAGAGTGGTTGAGGTTGAACCCGTGAAAGTGAAGGGCAAGAAATAATGGCTTTGGACACAACGAACGCGCTTGTCTCTTTGGCCGAGGCTAAGACGTTCTTAAAAATTTCCGCTTCGTCTGAAGACTCCGTAATTGAGGACTTCATCAACCGGGCTTCAATTTGGGCGAACGACTACACGGGACGACGATTGAAGTCACGCTCAAACTCGGACGTTTATGACGGCGACGGGTCGGACATTCTTTTGTTGCGAGATTATCCAGTAAATGCAGTAACTTTATTTCAGATAGTGGATGAACCTGTTCCGTTAATTATTTACGAAGACTTCTCACTCAATGCAGAGAACGGAATCATTAAAACAAAAAATGGGCGTATGATTACTAAAGGGTTTCAGAACGTGACCATAACATACACGGCTGGGTATTCGACGCCGCCCGAGACTATCAAAGAGGCTGTCCTCCTCTACGTTGGGCATCTATACCGACGCCAATACGCCGACCAGAAATTCGGAGTCCAGAGCGAAACGGTTGGAGACAGGACAACCACATACGGGTCGGACGATATTATCCCCAAAGCGAAAGCATTGCTCAACCCCTACCGAAGCGAACGGGTGCTATTCAGTGGCTTCTAAATTCATCATTGAAGGGTTGAAAGAGCTTCGTGACTTGGCCGATGGTTACAAGGGTGCGCCCGCGCTTGTTTCGCGTCTGATAAAGCGGGCCTGTGGTGATTATCTTGAGCGGGCACGGACAACGGCCATAAACGAACACTTGACGAAGCGGGGGCCGGAAACTCTTGGTGTCTACCGAGGGTCTCTTTCGACGCGACTTGCTGGGGAAGTATCTGAATCCGGAAATTTCATATTTGCGTCGCTTGGTTCCCCCATGCCATACGCGCGCGCGTGGGAATACGGTCGACCTCCCGGTCAACAGCCGCCCAGCGCGCCTTTGGCGGAGTGGGCCAAGAAGATCATGGGCGTTTCGGACAAAGAGGCCAAGAGCGTCGGCTTTTTAATTGCAAGGAGCATCGGGAGGAAAGACCGGACGGCACGCCCGTTCCTACGCCCTGCTCTTGAAAAGAATATTGGCTATTTGACGGACGATATTACGACGCTGATCCAGGGCGCGGCCCAGGGCGGGTGGAAATATGGCGTCTAAGCGGCGGACAATCCTTGAATATTTACGTGACACTCGGTTGCCACTGATTACGGTGGCGGGCGGGTATCACACGAACGTCCAACACATTCAGAGGGGTCTTTACTCACCCAATGGGCTGAATGATTCAGACCTCCCGGCGTTGTTGATCGGACGGACGGTTGAGAAGCGGGAAAACATCACCCGCAACCAATACAAGGCCATCATAACGGTCTACATTCTCGGGATCGTTAAATCTCCTGACGGGGTGAGCAACGCCCAGGGGGCCCTTGACGACATGATTGCCGACGTGACGCACGCCCTTGAGACGGACAGAACATTGGGCGGTAATTCCAAATGGCTCGAAGTTAAAAATATAACGACGGACGACGGGGACATTGCGCCACGTGCCGGATTTCTTATGGAAGTTGAGATAGCCTACGTGACCGAAGGGGTGACGCCTTGATGGACAATTACAAAACAAAAGACATGAAAGACAAACCGTCAAAGCTGAAATGCGTGGCGGAGTGTTGGGCTCCCGGTCTTGGATTTTTCAAGGTGGGAGAGATTCTAAGCGGTGCGGAATTGGTTGAGAAATTGAAAAAGAACCCTAACTTTACCGAAATAACAGAGGAGAACTAAAAATGGCGATGTATCCGATCGAAGCTCAACGGTTTGGGATTAAGAAAGAGGCGGTTAGAGGTACGGCGGAAACGACGCCGACGTCGTGGTTCCCTGTATTAAAAGGGACGGAGTTTAACTATTCGCTCGGGCTCCTTGACAACGATGTTTTGAAAGGCGACCCGACGATGTTGGCCCCTGTGGCCGGTAAGAAAAGCGGTGCGGGCAAAATCAAACTTCCGCTTGACGCCCAGACTTGCGGGGAGGTGTTTTACTCTCTCCTCGGTGGAAAGGCGGCCGCACAGCAGGGCGGTACGGCGGCTTACAAGCACACGTTCACCGTCGCGGCCGGGCTCCAAAAGCCTTCATACACGTTCTTTTATGACTACGGGCTGGACATTAAAAAGTATGCCCTCGGGATCGTCAAAAAGGTGTCCTTGTCCGGTGCGGTGGATAGCGTTGGGGCGTTGGAAGCGGACATTCTGTTCAAGAATGAGGCAACTGGTTCTATTGGCTCCCCAACCTTCCCGACCCAACGATATTTGGCGTTTAACCAGATGGACTTTAAGGTGGCCGGGACATCGAACACCGATATCAAGGACTGGAACCTTGAAATCGACAACGGCGCGGCTCCTTTGTGGACGTTGAACCAGTCCCAGGACTGTATCGACGTCGTAACGGGCGGCAAGATGGACATCAAGGGCGGGTTTACGATCTACTTTCAAAACGAAACGGAGCGGGCGAAGTTTCTTGCCAACACCGCCGTCGCCCTTCGGATGATTGCGACGGGGCCGCTTATCGCTTCCACCTACTATTACACGGTGGATTTGAACGTTTACGAGGCTCATTACACGGCCTTCCCGTTCGGCGACGATTCGGGGTTGTTGGCGGCCAAGGTGGCCTTTACTGGCTATTACTCCGCGTCGGATTCAAAAGCGATCCAGGTCGACGTGACGAACATCACCACGGCCTACTAATGACCGCTAAGGAAATAATGAGGTTGTCCCCAGATGCCCGGCTCGCGCTTGAGGCGCGGGCGCGGGTGGGGGACGACATGGACTCATTCGTTGATTGCGTTCTCCTTATGGCGTGGAAGGCCGTAGAGAATGACAAAAATGTACCAGCCGAGAAAAAAGAAGCGGCCTATGAAAAACTGCTTGAGGATGTTATCCCGGCAATCAAAAGAGGATTTGAACGTGAAATACAAAGAAATGACAGCGGACGAAATAATTAGGCTTAGTCCTGAAAAAGCATTTGCCGTCCGTTCCAACGGCGTCAATGGTGACAACTCCGCTCTTGTCGATTTTATCCGCTATGCGGTTTGGAGAAAAATAAAAACCGCAAAGCAGTTTTCAGAAAAAAAGCGGGCACGGTTGTTTAAGGCGTTCGATAAAATATTGTTCGTTAAAATTGTTCGGGAAGAGGCAACAAATGGCCAGTAATTCAGTCGTCGAATTATTGGTCAAGGTTGCCACAGAGACCGGACAGCTTGAAGTATTAAAAGAAAAGCTATCTGATTTCAGCACGGAAGCCAACAAGGCCGCAAAAGAGACGAAGGATCTTGGCACATCGTCGCAAAGCCTAAAAGGCGACGTTTTGTCGTTGGCCGCGTCGTTCGGAATTGCGACGACAGCTGTGGAAGCTATTAAATGGGGGGCAAAGACATACACGGATTTTGTTAAAGACGCGATTAAAGAATCAATCCAATACGAAGAAGCGATGAATGGAGTTCGCCGTGCCGTTGAAATAGCTGGCGGGTCTTGGGAAAAATCAAGACAAGCGGTTGAAGATTGGGCGAACGCGATAGAGAAGACAACAAAATATTCTGACGATGTGGCGTTGGCCGCTCTCGACAGAATGACAAGAACTCTCGGAAACGAAAAGGCCGCCATGGCCGCCGTCCGACTTGCCACAGATATGTCCGCCGCGTCGCACCAAGACCTAGCATCTTCCGTTGACCTGCTGACCAACCTTTTCAACGATAACGCCCGAGGGGTCATGGAAGCCAAAAGGCAATTTGGTGATTTGCTGACAAATGCAAAATCAACCGCCGATGTAATTCAAATTTTACAGACGAAACTTGCTGGCCTAGCTGAAAAAGAAACAGGAGCCGCAACAGAAACAGAAAAACTTAAAAACAACATTAATAATCTGAAGCAGAGCTTCGGTGACATGATAACGAAAATGGAAACACCAGTTCTTAGACTGGTCAACGAGCATTTTGACGATCTTGTTGATTCCATTAAAAACGCGGCTATCGCTCTTACTAACTTTTTAGGGCCTATTGGAAATCTAATTGGCCTTGGGAGCGAGTTTGTCGGTATTACAAAAGAATCACAAAAAGCATCCGTAGATCAAACGAAGGCGCGGAACGAAGAGGTAATAGCCTTAAAGAATCAAATTGACGAACTGAAAAGGCTTATTGCGGCAAAAAAAGAAGAATCAGATGAAGATGATCGAAAAAAGAACAAACGCGCGGAAGGTCCTATGCTCGGGCCTACGCGCGAGGACATGGAAAAGTATCACCAGGACGTTGAGGATTCGAACGCCAGGCTTATCCAGATGGAGGCCGATCTACAATTACAGACGCAGGAACTTGGGGCCGATACATTTGCAAAGAAGAGGGATTTACTCGACGCCGAAGAAAAAGCGGCCACCGATAAAATTAACAAAGAAAAAGGAAGCAACGACAACAAAGAAAAAGCGATACATGCAAACAAAGCAAAATACACGCAACGCAAAAAGACTCTCGATGATGAGGAATCGAAATTTAACCGCGAGACAGCCTTAAGATCTGCTGAAACGGCAATTAACGCAATTCAGACAATCAACTCCATGTCCGAGATGAAAAGTAAAGCTGACGCACGCCGTGCGAAAATGTTGCTGGCCCTTGAACAGGCTATAACGATCGCGAGGATATGGTCATCCCATGCGTCCATGGGGCCGTGGGGAATAGCATTGGCGGCCGCAAGCACGGCTTTGGCTGTGGCTCAATTTGCGGCGCAGTCCAAAGCGATCGACAAAGCGGTGGCCGCGAACCAACAGCAGGCGACAGAGACATCAATTTCAACGCCACTGACAAACGGTGAAACTTTAACTGAAACTTTTCAAACCGGCAACGGTTCCACCGGGCAGTCCGGGGGCGTCGGGA